GCAGATACCGCTGACCAAGTTGTGCCAAAGTCATCAGGATTGTCGCTTTCTATAGCAGAGCCGTTGCTATCTGCGCCTGTTACCTTGCGAAACATTTCGTTAAATTCTGCTTCAGAAGTAGGTTCGCCTCGTAACACCCATTCGGTTACGCCTAGTTCTGTTAATGCTGTTGCTATATCTGTCATTTGTTTATCCTAAAAATTTAACCGTAAAACCGTTGTGGGCGTTACCTCCAAAGTAAATATCTGCGTTACCACTTTTATTTTCAAATCTAATACTTAGTGTGTCATTAACAGCACAATTAACTATAGCAGTTGCAAAGTTCATCTGCTCAGATGAATTGTCAATATTGTTATTATATATTATTGTCTCAGACCCACTTCCATACACGTGTGAACCATTTTTTTGTGCTGTTGTTCTCAAGTATCCAGAAAAACGATGTAGATACATCCACTGTATTTCATAGTGACCAGCTTTTGGACAGGTAAATAAACCAGTAGATGTATTGTAGGCACTGGCTGTATCTATCATAGAAACATTCCAAACTATTGTTCCTATTGTTGTGTAAGCACTTGCATCATTCTTTCTTCCATAAAATATAATTGGATTTGAAATACTTAATCTACCAGCATTATCTATGGTTAACCCAGTAGTACCGCCAGTGTTCTGTATCGTATCAACTTTTAAGATAGAACTCATTGGGCTATCTCCATTATTCTCATAGTAGAGGCTAGATAGCCACTGCCATTATAAATTAAAGTATTACTATTGTTTTGCCAGTTTCTTAATTGTAATTGAAATGAGTAAGATGTTCCTACAGTAAGTAAACCTGTGCTAGAAATTTTAAAAGAAAGATTAGTATACAAATCTCTTTGATGGTGCTGATCGTGGTAAAAAGCTATAAAATGATTACCATTACTGCCTATACCACCCCAACCCATTGCTGCTGTTTGTACTGTTCCATTCATAAGACATCTTAAACAAGGGGCATCATTACTCGAAGAAGCTATGTTTACCCCAATATGACCTTCAACAACAATCTTAGAAGAACTGTGTAAAGGAGTAATTGATTTAACTAAACCTAAGTTAATATTAGTACTAGCGTTACTGGAAAATGTAATGCTAGTATTTTCATGTACATCTAAATATTGAATAACATGACCTGGAATAAGCACCCCATTTCCACTAGTTTTTTCGTTTATGGTGTCTACCTTTAGGATGCTCATTGGGCTAGTTCCATTAAAAATACCTCACTAGCTGTGTAATTATTTGCTCTTCCTGAATATGTTCCACTAAAACTGCTTCCAGTCATATTAGACCCTTGTACCTCATAAGAAACAGATGAAGTTGAAGAAGGACTGTCTAAATAAAACAAAGCCGATGTTATTATTGTGTGATTATTATAACTATCTCGATAACCTCTATAGAAAAACTGTTTAAGCTGAGATCCTCCTCTAACAATACGAACATTTACGGCTGGATAGTTTGCACCAGCTGTTGAACCTAAATCCAATTCACAATTACCCATTACCAGTATTTGTGAACTAGAAGATTTAGGAGTTATAGAACCTGTCATAAATGTAGAATATGCATTATATGAGTTTGCGAAGGTTACGGTTCCAGAAGAAGTCATTCTTGCCACTTGAATAATATGACCAGGAGCTTGAAGCGTCTGACCAGACGGTACGATAATCTTATTGGCATTACCGCCAGAGCTAAGACCTTTTAGATTTTCAACGTGTAAAGTACTCATATGATTGTCAAGTTCCCATTAACTGTAAGCGTAATATTAGACGCAATGCTTAGAGGTCCATTACAACTAGCATTTTCTGTGCTTGCTATGGTTGTGTCTGTGGACATTGTTTGATCATTTGTCTGAAACAAAGCCGTTTTCATTGTGTTTTGCGTTGTGTCGTATATAGGCGCTCTTATACTAGCTGCAAATGTGCCACCACCTGAAAGTGTGGGTGCATCTGCTACGCTAAATGTATTGTGTGCTATAATGGTTATTTCATCGTCTAATGCAGCAGCAACGCCTAACACCACTGTCGTTCCAGTAGTCGCTGTGTAATCGGCTGGCTGTAGCAATATTCCGTTTTGGTATACATCTACTGAACCCACACCATAAACAGCGTTAAATGTGGTTTGCCCAGCAGTGGCTGTATATGTATGCGCTCTTCTTGTACCTTCAGTTAGTGTTTGTCCAATGTATGCCATGTGTTTACCCTACTAAATGGCCTGTAAAGCCCGACCAATTATTACCGTGATACGTCATAGCAGACGGACTAATTACCTGAACATAATCCGAAGCGTTTAAATACAAATCTCCGTTCCAAGCCACATAATCCCAAAAGTTTCCTGAGTTTGGTGAAAAGTGTACATCTCCACCATTTATCCTACTGTTATTAACATATACTTTTATTTGACCATTGTTTAGACTGCCAAGTTGAATTGAATAAAAGCTAAAATGATACACCCCAGCTACTGGTGCGGTAAAACGTCCAGTAGATGTGCTATAATTTGAGCCAATGTTATAGGATATACGATTAAAAACAAAAGTAGCGTTTGCACTAAGCGACCATTGACCTCCTATATAAGTAGCCCTAAAAGCTGGCTGATTAGGCTTTGTTACACGGCCTGATGCGTCTACCTTAAAACGTTCTTGCCTAGAGTTTGATCCAGTACAAATACTTACTCCACCATAGCCATTTATAGAAATGCCATCAGGAGAACCATCATCGTCATAAGCTAAAATAGAGTGGTTGTACTTATTAGAACTTGTAAAACCTTCTCTAAAAAATATACCTGTTTCATTTCCAGCATTAAAAGCATCAACTAAAATAGAGCCTTCAACGTGTATTTTTTCATCTGGGGATGTGGTTCCTAATCCTATAGAATTACTGCCTAACAGTAAGTTACCTGTCATAGTATCACCAGAGGTATCTACATACCTAGCACCAGTAGCTAAATCTTTAGACTTGCCCATTAGGTAATCTCCAAAATAGACATAATTGCATCGCAACTACTAGCCGCACTCGATGTAACCTTCACGCTATCACCAGTTTCCAACACAACTTTTTGATCACCGCCCACAACAACTAAAGAACCACCGCTAGGAACCGTTGCAGTCTTAACCATGAAATGATCATTAGAACCGTCATTTAAAGATACATCTACCGTTATGGCTGTAGCCGTACTGTTAGAACAAGTTAGCCCTATGACAGTTGTTTGCGTAGAAGCTGCAACCGTGTAACTACCAATAGCCGTTGCAGATGTGCCGATATTTCTGCTTAGTTTTCTTTTAAACGTGTTTGCCATATTCTATCCTAACGCAATCGCCATAGCTACAGGTACTGCCGCACGAGCATCAAAGTCAGCCGCCGCCAGTGTAATAAAAACCGTTGATGTACCAGAAAGATTTAATAAAGAACCAGTAGAACTAGACGTTAAAGTTCTGCTTAGAGTTGTACCGCTATGCGTGTATGTGCCAGTGCCTATCTCGTAGTCGTTACCGCTTTCAATAACATAACGCACACTGTCACCGTCACTGACACCGCCATTAGCAAAAGTCCTAAAACCAGTAACAGCATTGCCAAGCGTAATTGTGCCTGTACCTGTTGTAGTCGTTGTGACCTTTACTCTGTCTGCTACTTTTACCATCTACTAGCTCGGATCTGGTATGCCTATATCTAACGCAGATATATCAAACTGGTTGCCACTGTTAACTGACTGAGAAGCGTTTAACGCACCTGTTACTAACAGCCTTGAATTTGACGTATCGCTAATTGCAAAATGTGTTGCTGTTCCTGTGCCTGTTACAGAAGCATCACTGATTGCCGCAAGAGTAACTTTACGCCCTCCACCTGTTCTGTCGGCTGGTGAACCTATGCTAATGCTGGTTGTATTGCCTAACGTATATGTGCTTGTAGCTTCAGCATAAGTTGTCGCCTCTTGGCTTGTAATATCAAATCTGTTGGCCTCAGTATCTAAAACCGTCAATCCGTTATCAAGCACTCTGTCTGCTATACTTGCCATTAGTAACTCCTTATTTTCATTCTGCGACCAGAGCCGCTAGTTTTTGACCGTTCACTTTCTAAATTAATATCATTAATTGCCTTTTGATACAATGCCGCCCATGTGTTTGCACGAGTGTCATCTTGCAAATATGGCGCTGAATGTATTAACGATCCATATAAATAAGCATCTGGAAAATTACTTAAAACCCAGTTTGTAGCTGTCTGTGCATTTAATGGATCAATAGTCTCATAATAAAGCATTTCTAAAGTATAGGACGTATCAGGCGTTGGAAACACCTCAATGCTACCATCAAGAATAGCAAAATTAATTGGCCTACCGCTTGTATTAAGGTTTTGCGCTCTAAGATTAGATATTTGAAAAGCGTTAACCATTTCTAAAGTATTTGTGTTAGCCGTGTTTAACGACATACGAATAGGCTCTAAAAAATCACTTGGCAATGCTGTGTACTGCGTATCAAGAGCGGCAGTAGCACGTTTTTCCATACGCCAATGCCTAACCTCTCTATTCATAACAGTTTCAGCAAGAGTAATAAAATCTGGTATAACTGACGTTAAATCATCTCTATTTAAAAAATCAGCTATACTAGCTTTTAGTTCGGTATAATTAGTTAAAGCCATCTAACAATTCCATCTTCTACGAGCAGCTTTGCCACGTTCACCCGTCCATCCTCTAGACCTAGCGCAAAAAGACTTCTTACGAGCCTTTTCTTTTGCAGTTAAATTTTTCTTTTTTGTTACTGCCGTTTTAAGCTTTGATCCAGGGTTAGCACGCCTATGCGCTGCTACACCCCTTTTTGTCATGCCAGCACCTTCTTTTGTAGTGCGATAGTTCCGACCCTTACCTTTGGTCGTTTTGCGTATAGCTTTCTCAGCTTTTCGGGCCATTAATACATTTCTATTTGATAACGTGCAAAATTTTCATCTGTTTTTGGAATGCCAGCCGCATTAGCGTATCTATAAAAAGAGGAAACAGCTTGTCGCGCCGCATCACTTTTGGCAAAATCTAGTAAACTAAATACATTCTGAAACTGCGAAGGTCTTGTTACGTTATTCATGCTAGGCTGTACAGGTCTTGGCATAGGCATATCATAAGTTGGACCAGTAAATGGGTTTGGAGTATTGTTAAATGGAACTCCACTAACTTCATCTGGTCTAGATAGCGGCGTATCAGATGGCATAGAGCCTCTTCCAGCTTCGCCCATGTTCATATTTGCATAAGGTAACGGTGTATCCGCAGGCATAGAACCTCTACCAGCCTCACCCATGTCCATAGTCGCATACGATGGAGCTGGCGTTCTATCAGGTCTAATTTGTGGCCCAGGAGCTGCTCCGCTTACCGCCTGTACAATAGGAGAAGTATTAGGACTAACAAACATACGCTCACGCTGCGAACCATACGGCTTAATACCTATACTATTTAATATTTCACTAAGAGGGCCACCCTGAAATGTATCGCCGCGATTATCACGACCACCGCCATCCATAGCGTCAATAAAGGCAGGAACATAACGTTTGTTTACTTCATCAAAATAACCAAACCTACCATCAGAATTAGCTTTTGCACGATCTTCAGCAGATGTGCGCTCATACCTAGCTGCACCCTTATCAGAGCCAAGACCACCTTTACGCTTTTTGACTTCCTCTTCAGCCATTACTTCTTACCCTTCTTTTTTCTGCTCAATTTTTTAAAATCTGCACCTGTAATCTTTTTACGAGGTGGAGCGACGGCTGCAAGCTTTTTTTGCTTTGGACTATATTTTTTAAAAGGCATTACTTTTTCTTCTTTTTTGCTGTCTTTGCCGCTTGCCTAAAGTTTTTAGCCGTGGGCGCACCCTTGCTACCAGGTTTTCTCATCTTTTCGCCACTACCACCCTTGATACGCTTCCTCTTGGCATGAATATTGGCATACAATCCAGGTCTTTTAGCCATTATACCCTCTTCCTTGCTTTTTTCTTAGCCGTCATACTTAAATCTGCAAAATGAAAAAGACGCTTACTACTTTTAGTATGCGTCTTTCCACTATGAAGCTGACCATTAGGCATTTTGTGCATACCACCTTTATGCTCAGTTCCATCTCGAAAATAATGCTTAACGCCTTTAACCATTATTTTTTCTTACCGCCCTTCTTAGGTGGTCTACCCTTTTTACTTCCATAAGTACCCTTACCACTTGGCATGATCATCTCCTTTATTTTTCTAAACACATACCACATTATGCGATCCCACGCAAATTGCGTTTTATTTCACCTCTCCAGCTAGAAAATGCTCCAGATAATGCAGTTGCAGCATCACTAGCCATCGTCAAACACAGCGCATCAGCCAAGTCAGGTGACGCTAATCCACGCTTACGCATCTCATCTTTACTCTCAGCTTTCATCTTACCACTAGACGTAAAGCTATATCGAATACCTGTCAATTCCGCTAATAACTGATCATCCTTTGGCAGCTTACAAGCACGATCTTCAAACCAGCCCTTAGTTTTAAACCACAATTCAGAGCGTAAATTTAAATATGTAGCGCCCATACTAGGGGCTTCTGCAACATTAATACCTCGAACAGGTAGCTCTAGCTCACGCAACCTATCTACAACACCAGAACCAAGCCCAATACTATCAACGAGTATCTCTCTAGGCCGCTTAGAAGGCAGCAAACCCTCATATTCGGCAACAACACGACCAACAGTCTGCATCAAATCTAAACCAGACCAAGACCTAATTTCAGTCACAATAGAACCCTGACGCTTGCACAACGCAGTTTTGTCATTACCAAACCTACTAACGTCCAAACCCCACACACTTGGCAAGTCGTCATCGCCCTCAACATCACGGTGTATCGCGTTCTCAACCAAGTGATACGGTATAATTGTGTCATCATCAGCCTGCGGAAATTCGCCTAACACCCTGATTCTAAAGGCATTACTATCCTCACCATAGCGCAACTTCATCTCTTCGATAAACTCATCGCTTACCAATGGACTGTCAATGCACGACCAACGCCTTGTCCACCAACTATCAGCAAGCCTATTCTGGCTCTCAAAAAACGTACCACTAGACCTAGTAGGGTTACTCAACATAATCGTAGTCGCGTTATGACCAGACATAGACCCAGCAGCAGCCTCAAATACTTGCTCTGGCACACCAGATGCCTCGTCTACAATCAGCATAACATGCTCAGAGTGTACACCAGCCAACGCCTCTGGTGTCTCCGCACGACTAGTCCTAGCAGAAATAAACATCTCACTCGGCGCAGCAGTATGCTCAACACGGTCAGACTTTACGTTTAGCACCTCATGAAACGCTTTAGGCAACTCATTGATCCACCGCTTCATCTCAGCAAATAAAGCATCAAATAACTGACTAGAAGTTGGCGCAGTCACAACAACCTTATTCGGATAATGCATCAAAAAATACCACAACATAGCCCAAGATGCCGCCGTAGACTTGCCCGTACCATGCCCAGAACGAATGCTAATCTTACGCTCACCAGACGCTATGGCTTCCAAAAACTCAGCCTGGTAATCCAAAGGCTCAACACCTAACACCTCACGCACAAACAATGTAGGGCTTTTAGCATAACGCTGAGTAAACTCTATCATCGTATTCTGCGATAAATCATTCATGCTCAACAACCTTCATCTTACGCAAAGCATCTAAATGCAAGTCACCAATATTAATATTAATTTGCTGCTGATTGCGCCCACCATACTTCTCAGGGTTCCAATTAGACGCCGCTAAATTGTGCTGACCAACCTGCTGCTTCATCAAACCCAAGTCAACCTGACTAACGTTAGCCTCGCTAATGTCACGATCCCCATTCAAAGCTTCCATAATCTCACGCTGCCTGCGCTCACTAACCTCAGAAATAACCTCAAAACCAGCCTCAAAATGTGCATCAGCAGCCGCACGCCTAGCCTCGTCTATCGCAGCAGTTAACTCAGGATCACGCAAAATCATATTACGCAAGGAGCCAGCATGAACATCCAAATCTTTCGCTAAACTAGAAATAGAGTTACCTTCTAACACCCACTCACGAAGATACTCACCACCACCCCTGCGCTTAATCTCAGCAAGAGTTCTTTTTACCATCGGCCTACCAGCCATACTGCACCTCATTTTTTTCAGGATTTTAGCATGATAGTTTACAAAAGCAATACAGAGGGTGGGGTGGGGTTGCTGGGAGGTAAATCTGTCTCGCAATGGGAAAATTACTTCAAATTTAGAACGCAACCCCTGCGATATATGTATCATAAATTTTTCTGTGTGGGAATGTATTATATATATAGTAGGGCGCAGAAAAAAGAAGGGGGGGGTCAAAGCAAAAACAAGCCAAAAATAGTCGAGCTATGCATTTTCGCATAATAAACATTATGTTAAATAATTTAACGTTATTTCGCTAAGTGTTTGATATTGTTTAACTAATCTGGACTTTGTAAAATTATGTTGCACTGCAAATACTATGCACTGAGCGAATACCACAACATGTTGTGTTTGCAAGCACAGCAAAAAGCTTGACTTTTGCGCCGCAATGCAGCACGCGCACGCACGCACGCGACCGATTCATTTAATGTGTGATTTGTTGTCTTTTTCTCTAAAGTATTTCTTTACAATATCTTTATAATATATTAGAGTGATTCGTATAAAGACAAACAAACGAGGACAAAATGAAATATAAAGCTGACAAAATACATACTGGACAATATGCGGTTTGCGCTGGCTCTAAGTACTTTCTTAACACTGTTACTGACAGCAAAGAAGAAGCTGAAAAATGGGCAATGGTTAAGTCAATGCGATGGCATAGAGACCAAATAGATAAGATAGTTTTACAAGCTGAGAAATCAGGACATTTTGGAACTGATTGTATAGATGACTATTTAGCTTGATACATCGCTTAGAAGCGCGACAACGCGCTTCCTTGCCATGCATCAAAGCATGAACAACCAAAACAAACGAGGATTAGACAAAATGAATTTATATACTGAAGCAAAAGAAATCGCAAAAGAAGCAATAGAACAAGCTGAAGGATGCTTTGATAGTGCGCAGGATTACTTGCACGAAATATGCGACGGACACCAAGTCTCAATATATTATCACAAAGGAATTGAATTTTGCGCAAATGAAAACACCGATGACGGCGAGTCATGGTTGGAAGATTGCGGCGGCATCGCTCAAGAAGGTGACAGCTTTGGAACTATAGCATGTAGAATAGCCTTTGCTACTTTGCTTGTAAGGTCACAAGACGCGCTGCACGAAATGCAAGATGAAGCGGCGCAATAGCTATGGACTACACAACAGATAAATTTGAAGTGGACTACTGGCAAGGCGTGTTAGTGTTCACCAACAAAGAGACAACAGAAACTAGGGTTTTAAAGCTTTATAAGAATAACAGACTTGCAACCTTGAACGAGTTTAAAAGCGGTATCAAATCGCACGGCTTAGAAAAAACTTGTGAAGTGTTTTTTAAGATAGCCGCAACACAATAGGAGATTAGACAAAATGACCTACAACCCAACAAAAGACCTACCGTTAGTTGAACGTGTAATTATTCAAATTTATGATGATTATTTTAACAATAGAGGTAACGAACAAGTAGCAATAAACTTTATTGAAAACAACATACCAAAACAGAAATTAGAAGAATATTTGGAAGGTATTAGCTACACATAAAAACCACCCTCTTAATAAATAATAAAGCATAGGAGCGCTGCAAAGCGCTTCTAAACTAGAACAATAGGAGCATAGACAAAATGAAACATTATCTAAAAGAGTTAAAGCATGAAGCGCCAACAATAGCAGCTTTCTTATTCGCTGTCTTTCTTATCTTGAACGCTCCAACACTTAGCAAATACTTTGCAGAATTTATGCTTAACATATTGTATTGATATTATCTCAATAATATGTTTACAATATTACATAACGAATCAAACGAGGATTAGACAAAATGAGAATTAAATTAGACCAATGGGAATTAATGAAAGCTTTAGAAGAATATTTTAGCGAGAAGAATATTAATTTTGATTTAACTAACAATTATACAGAAATGCACGCTAAAGTCACTGAAGACATAAGGCAACATAAGAAGCATAAAAACGGCAAAGTTATGAAGAACGAATACGGTCACCCAGAATGGGAAACAGTAGGACAAGAAACAAAGTCCGTTCATATTAAAGAATATGACGAAATAGAAATTTATGTGGAGTGTTAATTATGACCAAGCAAGAATTAATTTCAGTCATTCACGACGCTTTGAGCAAGACCGATGTAGATTGCGAACGGCTAACAGACTTTGAACAAGACAACGACGAAATTGTAATGAGATTTTTTTACG